GGAGACATTCATAACTTTAATATCTCTGTTGGAGTAGATTCCAATTTCATGAAAGCAGTAATGTCTAAGTCAGAATACAATTTAATCAATCCTCATAGTAATGAAGTTACAAACACATTAAATGCGAGAGATGTATTCGATAAGATTATTTATGGTGCGTGGCGAAATGGTGAGCCCGGAATGATATTTCTAGACAACGCCAATCGAGATAACCATGTTAAAGAAGAATATGGTGAGATGATTGCAACCAATCCTTGTGGTGAACAACCTTTATTGGGAAATGAATCTTGTAATTTAGGTTCTATTAATTTGGCACAATTTTATCATGAAGACTATAATGATGTTGATTGGACAGAATTAGAGAAGACTGTAAAAGTAGCAACCCATTTCTTAGATAATGTAATTGATGCAAATCAGTATGCTACTCCAGAAATTGAAAAAATGACTAGAGCTACTAGAAAAATAGGATTAGGCGTAATGGGTTTTGCCGATTTATTAATTCAGCTTCAAATTAAGTATAATAGTATAGAGGGTAGAGAATTAGGAAAGAGTATCATGAGTTTTATTAGAACTGTTGCTGATACTCAATCTATTAAATTGGCTAAAGAACGAGGTACTTTTCCTGCGTGGGATAATAGTGACTATGATGAAGATGAGAAATATCGAAATGCTTGTCGTTTAACTGTTGCACCTACAGGAACTATATCTATGTTAGCAGATACTTCTAGTGGTATTGAGCCAACCTTTGCTTTGGCATGGAAAAAGCAAAATATACTAGAAGGACAAACTCTCTACTATGTAAATAAATATTTCGAGAGAGATGCAAAGAAGCATAATTTTTATTCAGAAGATTTGATGGAGCATCTATCTCAGGGAGGTTCTTTAGAATCAAGAGAAGATGTACCACCATGGGCTAAAGAGATATATGTTACAGCTCCAGAGATTTCTGCTGAAGACCACGTTGGGATGCAAGCAGCTTTCCAAGAAGATTGTGACTCAGGTATCTCAAAAACAATTAATTTTCCTAATGAAGCGACCATCGCTGATGTTGAGTCGGCTTACCTATCTGCTTGGGGATTGGGTTGTAAGGGAATTACAGTATATAGGGCTGGCAGCAGGGAGAAAGAAGTTTTGGTTAGTGGGAATGAAGAAAAAGAAGAAATGAAAGACCAACTCCCATTACCTGTAGATGTCACTGAAAAAGGTGAAACAGGAATTGAAACGGATAATGACTGTTGTAATAATCCACAGGTTGTAAATGAATCAGGTTGTAAGACTTGTAAGGCGTGTGGGTGGAGTATGTGTCATATTGCGTGATATAATAAATATATGAAAAAATTAAGGAGAGTAAATGAATAGTTTGCTTAGAGACAGAGAAGTTCAGTATATAGCATTAAGAGATGAAACAAGTAAGACGTGGCGTATTTTAGATACATGGCACGAAGGACTTAAGGATATCGACTTGGATGATGATATTCCAGACGATAATCCTGCTGTTTATGTCTTAACTGAAAGTGCTTTTACAGCTTTAATAAAAGAAGCTGCGAGATTAGGTGTCTTAGAGAATGTTGACTTCGGTATGGATAGCTCATATGAATTAGCAGAAAAAGATGCTGAAATTGAGAAACTTAAGGCTGAAATTAGTAAAATAAGAGAAGAGACTACAAATACTAAGGTAGACCCTTACAAAGGAATGAGTGAGGCTACTATTATAAAGTTAAAAGCTATGGACTCTAATCTTAAGATTATATCCACAATAACAGACTTTGACGAATTAACGAAGGAATAATATATGAAGCTCGGAGATTACTTACCCGAAGTTCCTAAGATTGCACAACAGATGAGTGATTTGAATAGTCAAATCAACATGTTGCAAATGATGCAGAAATCAGCAGGAGACACAGGTTCAGCACCTACTATGGGATTAGACCATGTAGTTAATACATGGGTTCGACATCAAATGGCGTATCGCCAACAGATGGTTCAAGATATCCAAACTATTGCATATTCAGTAGAAGAAATTAGAGCCCCTTTAAACCATATTACGGGTGAAGTATTTAGGCGTGGTATTGAATGGCACGCAACTGTAGAAAATCCAGACCCTGAACAAAAAGAACGTTTAATGAAGTTTATGACTGATGCAAACGTGTTTGACCAGAGTATGGAAGAACTACTAAGACAGTTTCACTTTGATTTAAACTCTATTGATGATGCATTCCTTTACCTAGCTAAAGAATATAAAGATGTAGGTAATGGTGAAATTAAGTCTAAAGTAATCGAAATCAGACGATTGAACCCTGCATTAGTAGAATTTGACCTAGATGCCGCAGGATTACCAAAGAATGCACATTGGATTTGTCCATTAGATAGAACTGATGTAGCTGAAGAACCTGGAAAATCTAAAGCAGGATATGAAAGAATCCCTGCTATGTATAAGTATTACCATAGAAATCAGCACATGTACTTGGCTGATAATGAAGTAATACACTTAACTAAGTATGCACCATCTGAAACTTATGGGTGGTCTCCAATACTTACTATATTTGAAAAGGCATTAACTCTAATTGGTATGGATAAGAATCTATACCGATACTTCTTTGAAAGAAAGATGCCTTCGTCTATGCTTATGGTGACTACAGATGACCCTGAAAGCTTAAGACGTGAAAGAGACCATATAGCAGCTCAAACTAGAGTAGACCCTAACTATATACCTATGGTTGCTGTTTCAGCTAGAAACAACAGAGGTAGAGTAGATATGGTAAGACTATTCCACAGTTTACAAGAGATGGACTATCTACCTGTACGACAGGAGATTAGAGAAAGAGTTGCAGCTATGTGGGGTGTTTCTCCTGCGTGGCAGGGTGCACCTGATGCATTTGGTGGGTTATCACAACAGACTTCACAACTAACTGTAATGAGCAGAGTGGTGGAAGGTGACCAAAGATTATTCCATGAAAAGATATTCCCATTAATATTACAAGCTTTTGGTATTACAGATTGGACATTAAAGTTACCAAATCCTGAAGAAAAAGCTGAAAACACTAAGTTAGCTATGGCACAGCAAAGAATTTCTATTGCTACACAATATTTAAACATGGGCTTTGATGTTAAGTTGGCTGCTTCTGGAGACGTTGAAATGCTTGAGGCAGAGTTTCTAGTTGGTGGAGAAGCAGTTCCACAAGCACAAATGCAAGGTGAACAGCAAGCTATAGGAGTCCAACAGGCAGAAATGCAGTTACAACAAGCTATACAGCAACAGCAAATGCAAGAGCAACAGCAAGCTATGATGGGTGGTGGTGAACCCGAAGAAGGTGAAATGGCTCCTGAAGAAGGTGGTGAAGGTGGTGAAGAAGGTATAGAAAAATCAATTCCTGCATCTGAAAGAAAATTTAAAGGACGAATGGGTGGTATAACACCTGATAATACTGATAAAGCAGGTGGAACTGATGAAGAAAGAGACCTAGACGAATGGGCAGAAGCTAGAACTAAAGCAGCTGAGGAACGAGATATGGGAATCAAAAAAGGTAATTCTTGGGTAGGAGACTTAATATCTAGAGGTTACACATCTCCTATAATTAAAGAAGTTAATCCTAATGGAACTCAAATGTGGTTTTCACAGGACGGAATAGACTATGTAGCTAAACTAGATTCTTTAGGTATTACAGATGTTGATAAGGCTACCTTTAATGGACCAAAGGTTGAAGCAGAAGATAAGAAACAGAAGGTACAAGATACTACTATAATGAATGATGGGGATGATGAGGATGAATAATCTACAAAAACTTCTTTTGTTTATACAGAAAGACTTTGGTGGTGGTGCAGGAACAGTTGCAACTACTACTGATGCAGGTTCTCCAGGATATCACACCCCAACTTTTGGGGGAGGGTTCTCAGGACCAAAGAAAAAGAAAAAGGAAAACGCCGAATTTAAATTTACATATTAAGGATTAACATGGATAAACCTTTACGAAGACCTGATACAGCTTTTACTTCCCGAAACTATCGCAGTACTCAAAAACCAAAACGAAAAACCGTAGTAAGAGATGGGATTGATAAGTTAGAAAACTTCTTAGATGAATACAGTCCCCAAATGCAAAAGAGTTCTTCTGCTATCATTGCATTAATTAATAGTATACTAAAGAATGATGGCCCTCCTATGACTAGTACTGTAGGTGAGGGCGTTGGAAATAAAACACCTAGAGGCAGTCTTGGACCTAAAATAGTGGACTTCGATAAAGAAAAAGAAAAACATACTGAAAGAAAAGGTAATCCTGAAGATTATGTTCTAGAGGAACAGAATGACATAGAACGAAAAATACGAGGATACCGAAAAGATGAAAAAGACCCTGGGCCTGAAAACACTATGGATGCTGGAGCAATGGGTTCGGGAACTGTAGATGTTGCGAAACAGTTTACTGGTTGGGATTGGAAAGGGCAGCAAGGTGAATACAAACGTGGAGCTGAAAAAGATAAGATAGATGATAATCCTGAAATACAAAAAGATAATGTGGATAGATTAATATCTGATTTGATGAAAGCAGAAGACGGTGATAAGTACAAAGAAGATGATGACTATGTAGAAACCCCAACTGACGAGGATAAAGAAATTTTAACAAGAGATAATGATTCAACTAGGGGAACTTATACAGGTAATAATGCCGCATATAACTATACCCAAACATTAAACAAGGCAGAAACCATAAAAGACTTAAAGTGGACTGATGATAATGAGTTATCCGAAAAGGCTAGGAAGAAGGCTGACAGAGAACTTGAACTATTTAACATGAGTCTAAACGATGTAGATGCAATAGAGTTACCAGGATTTGAATCAAACGAAAGTAAGAAAGTAAAATCTGAACTTGAACAAGTTAAAACAGCTAATGATAACTTCCATGAAAATGAAAAAAATAAAAAGTGGCATGATAAAGCTATAGAAGTTCAAGATGATGAACTATTTGAATCGTTTATTGACTTAGCTAGAGTTTTAGATATGTATCAGAAATCAAAGGATAAACTGAATCTTAAGATGGAAAGCTTTAAAGCTCTTAGAAAAGAGACTGGAACTATAATATTACGTATGAAATTAAAGTATAACAGACCACGACCTGCAGCTTTGTTAGACTACCATGGAGTAAAGATATCTCCAAAGGATTTGCCAATGGCAAGGACACCATCTTATCCATCGGGACATGCTTGTCAGGCTAAACTGATAGCTATGATATTAAGTAAGAAGTATCCTCAATATGAGAAACGATTTATGAGTTTATCAAAAGAGATTGCTCAGAATAGAGTAATCGCAGGGGTACATTTTCCAAGTGATTCAAAGGCTGGTTGGTTCCTAGCTGATGAAATATATGATAAACTAAATATAGATAAATTAGATATTTGATTAAATGTGATAAATGTCGTGGACTAATGCGACTTAACGAAGATAAAGACTTACACTGTTTTACTTGTGGTAAGATAGTAGTATTAGAGATAAGGAGAGAGTATGACTCATATCCCAGAAGAGGCAAAAAACGGAATAATAAAGAGGAAGCTAGCAGGGTGGAGTTGGGCAGACATAGCAGTATGGGTGAAGGAGAATTACCACTTCGAGGCTCATCGAACAACTTTTCAAAAGTGGTACGACAGAGAGGTTTCACTAAGAGAAGGTCTCTCTGAAGAAGAATCTAATGAGATGCCAACAGATTTTTCCCCTGACGCACACGCTAAACTCATAAAGAGGATTGAAAAATTTAAGGGCGAATCAAGATATTGGAAAAAAGTTGCCGAATCAGCTCTTAAACAAGAGGCAAAAAAAGAACTATTAGTAGATGCAGTAAA